TCGTCCGACGGGGCGGTGACGTCGACCATCGACGGGACGGTCAAACCGGCGGGCGGGGTCAACGGGACGAACGCGGCGCCGGCGAGCGTACCGAACGCGACGTAACCGCCGTACGCGACCTGCACGCCGAGGATGCTGGGCTCGACCACCGACAACAGGCCGATGACTTCTTCGTAGACCTCGAACAGTGACGACGGGCCGACGATGCACGTCCCGGCGGGGAAGGTGGGGACGACGATGCGGGGCAGGCCGAGAATGTCGCCCCGGAAGTCGGCCATGCTCGAGCCGCCGACCTCGAAATCGCCGCCGCCGGGTGACGGGTCGGGTGGGAACACCACCCGGCTGACGTCGACCAGGCTGCCGAGGGCGGCCCACACGTCGAGCGAGCACCAGATCCGGTCCGGCATTCGGAACGCATTCGCGTACGAATCGGCCGCCGCCAGGTAGAGCGCTTTCGTCCAGTCGGCGAGCGTGTTCGTCGCGACCGCTACCGCCGCGTGGGTGGCCGCGGTCTTGAACGCGGCCGCGACTGCGGTTTCGGTTTGGATCGCGTACACGTCGGCGAGGTCGCGCACCAAGATGTCCCAGGCGCCGGGGGAGGTCCAGTCGATGTCCTGCCGGCTGATGTCGACGGTGCCGCCGTAGGTGGCCTTGGTGAAGCTGACCGGCGTGATCGTCATCTTCTGGGACGGCAGCTGGGTTTTCTCACCCGACTGCACCCCGACGGTGGTGTGCTGGCTGATCTTCGGGCGGGTGAACGTCGCGCCGGGGATTCCCGCCAGGCCCATCGCCCCCCCGAGGCTCGTGATGAGCGGCCGGTTGGCGTCGATCAGGTCGACGACCCCCCCGACGATCGGGGTCGGCAGGATGCCGGTCGTATCGCTGGTCTTCTGGTCGGCGACCACCCGCGCCTGGTAGGCGGCCTGCACGCGGGCGGCAGCTTGGGCGTCGTTCACGCCACGGTCCATGATCCCCCGCGCGCGGAGCAGGTCGACGAGGAACGCGCCTGCGCTCCGATAGGCGGGGGTCTGGTCGGCGCCGTCGATGCGGGCCGGTACCGAGCCGGTGGCGCGGGGCAGGCGGGCCAAGGTGTCGGCGTGTGCGCCGCGGGTCTTCTCGTACGCCTCGAGCGGTTCGATCTGCGCGTCGAGTTCGCCGATACGAGCCCGGCACGTCTCGAGCAGGTCGCGTTCGGCGGGGACGAGCTCTTGGGTGTCGCGTTGGGCGATCTGGTCGAGGATGGAATCCATCGCCGCGACCTGGTCGGCGCGTTGGGTCAACAGAATGTCGAGGACAGCGTTCACAGGGACCTCCGCGTGCGGTGACGTCAGGGGCAGCGGTCAGGTGCGATCCTGAGTGTCACGCCCGGTGGGCTCTGAGTGACGCTCGAGTGCCACCCGAGGGGGTGGCGGGTCAGCGTCGGGTCATGCCCGATCGTCGTGGCGGGTCGGCCGCGGTCTATCGCTCGCCGGATCGTAACCCGTCGACGATCTCGTGCCAACGATCCAACTCGCGGTGCGGTCGGCTGCCGAGATGCCGTGACCGGAGCTGGAGCTGGGCGTCGCCGACGGCGCGTACCTGGGCGACGTGCGCGTCGACGAACGCCGGCGTCGGCGTGACCGACACTTCAACCAGGCGCGACTCGAGGCGGGTCACCCGATCCATATGGTCGGCGCCGAGGTCGGGGTCGTAGTCGTCCCAGCCGACGAACTCCCACGACGACCGGACCGGTTGGAACCCGATCGACAGGCCGGTGAGCTCGCCCCGTTCGGCGGCCCCGGCGGCTTGTTGCGCGTCGGGCGAGTCGTTCAACTTCCACACCCCGTCGAGGCCGTCATCGCTGTGCGCCCAGCTTTCCGACACACCAATGGGGAACGATTGCCGGTCGTGGAAGAGCATCAACGGCAGGCTGCGCCCGGCACCGACCGTCGACCGTTTCAGACTGTCAGGCGCGTGTGACTCGAGGAACGGGCCGATGTCCGCCCACACCCCGTACGGGACGGCCCGGCCTTCCAGGTACCGGTAAGGGCGGCCGACCGCTTGGACCTCACGCACATCGAGGCTGGTGACGAACCCGCGCTGCCCGCCGGTCGGGTCGGACTGATCGGTGAGGATCGGGGCGGTGATCATGCGGGCACTCCTTGCAGGTCGGTTTCGGGTCCGCCGGTCAGGTCGGGTGGCACCATCCCGGCGGTGTCCTGCGGCGGGCCGGTGATCCCCAACTGGGCGGTCGGGTCGCCTTGCGCGGTGGGTAGATCGAGATAGGCGCGCGCCTCAGGTCCGGTGATGATCCCGGCGGCGACCAGCGTCGCGAGGGCGGTGGCGGTGGTGTTCAGGTCGTCGCGCAGCAGCTGGTTGCGGTCGAAGTGGACGGTCTTGCCACGGGGAAGCCATGCGTCGGACCACACCGACTCGAAATCGGCGAGGACCGGCTCCAAGCTCGTGCGCAGGATCTGCTGGTACTGCGGCCCGGCGGTGCGGTAGGTCATGCCGGCGACGGGGGCGCCCAGCCAGTAACCGTCGATGTTGAACATGTTCGCGACGTCGGTGAGCGACTGTTTGCGTGCCTCGATCAGTTGCGTGTCGGTCGGCGACCACGACAAGGGGACGATCTGCGACCCGTTGGGCAGGAACACGGGTTCGCGTACCGGGCCGCCGAACTTGCCCATCCAATCGGCTTTCGCCTGGTCGGCAACATCCTGATTCAACGTCGGCGTGCTCGCGATCACCGCCACCGACGGGACCGCACCCCCCGACAACGCCGAGCTCTCGTACTCGGTTTCCATCACCACCCGGTTCAACGTCGACAAGTTTTCTTCGACGACCCCGACACCACGCACCGGGTAGAACCGATCCGCGCCGCGCATCACATGCACGACATCCGCCGCGTCGACCTCATGGCCCAGCAGGTAGTAGCTGACCGACGCCGGGTTCGGTGGGAACCATTGGATGTACCACCACGACGACGGCCACCACTGCACCGTCAACGGCCAACCGTCCGCGCCCCTCGACGTGACGTAATGCAACGCGTTGCCGTTCAGCAGGTAATCCTCGACGTTGACACCCACGAACCACGAACCGCCCTTGAGCGGGTCGGGTCGATCCAACAGCGCGGGGCGGGGGAGCGGCACACCACCCCGGTACGCGTTCATGGGACATTGGCGGACCAGGCCGGTGTAGATGCCGAGGCAGCGTTGCACCGCCGGGATCTTGCGAGCGCTCGACGTGTCGACCACGTACGGGCCGACCCCAAGCCCGCCGACGTCGCTGATGGGGGGTAGGAGCCCGCCGCTCTGACGGATTGACGCCACCTGGCCGAGCATCGACGGAAACCCAACCATCGTCATTGGCAGGCCAGTTTTCCACAGCTCTCAGTAGATGCGGAAGATGCTCGCCTCGGGGGCATGGTCGAACGCCCAGCCGGCAACCGTCGCCGCCGTCAACGGCGACAGCGACACGTCGGTCCCCCGCCGTGCCCACACCCACCCGTCACCCACCGGCCGTTGCCCCGCCGCGCCCGCCGCCTGATCCAACGCCCGATGCGGCCGGAACCGGACGCGGGGCGGCTCGTCAGTCAATCCGGCGAGCACACTCTGGCACGCGGCCCGATACTGGGCGCCTTTCACCGGCGCGAGCTCGAGCCCGTTGCGGGTCGCTTCGTCGGCGACATCGAGTGCCGGGCCGGCGGCGTCGTAACCGACCGCCACCGGCGACCAGCGGGCGATCAGGTCGGCGAGCCGGCCCGCCACCCAACCGGCCGCGGGACGAGTCTCGGCGACCTCCCAACGCATCACCCCGGCCGCGTCACGCCAGGCGGCGACGATGCTGGCGTCGGAACGGTCGACCGCGACGTCGAAGCCGAGCGCCAGGTGGTACGCCTCCGGGAGCGGCTGGTCCGCGTCGGCCGCGTTCACCCACGCGGCGGTGGGGACCGCCCGGGTGACCACGTGCGCCCACCGGTTCCCGTACGCCCGGGCAAACTCATCGGGACCCAACTGCTCGAGCGCGCTCACCATGGCTTCCCGGCCGATCGTCCTGCCGTACGCCGGGTGATAGACGGCCCAGCCGTCCGGGTCGAGCGGATCCGTCCCGTCCGGGCACGACCACTCGAAATAGCAACGCCCCGAGCTGCGCCCTGCGAGCACCGCCGCCCGCCCGGCTTCCACCGAACCCAGCCACCACTTCGCCGAATCGTCACCGGCGGTCGACACCTTCCACACCTGCGCGCCCGGCTTCGTCGCCTGGGTCGGGACGATCGCCTGATCCAACGCCGCGCCCCGGGTCGGATCGAACGACCAGCACTCGTCCACCACCACCAGATCCGACGTCTTACCGTGCAGCGACTTCGGTTGCGGCGCGAACGGGCGCACCATGCCCCCCGACCGGCGCCACCTGACGTGCTCGCTGCCTTGCGCGCGGCGCACGTGCGCCTCCCGGCCCGCCGGCTCCAGGATCGGCACATGCTCGTTCAACAACCAGTCCACCGCGTCCTTCGCCGCCTGCATCGTGAACCACACCCGCGCCTGACGCACCGTCAACGCCCGATGATCCATCACAAACCCGAACAGGGTCGTCTTCCCCGACTGTCTCGGCACCGCCACGTCGGCGACCTGGTAGGCGAACCGGCCCGCCTCGTCAACCTCCAGCGCCACGTCCGCCACGTACTGCTGCCAGCCCATCAACGGATGACCGAAAAACGCGGCCATCGTCCCCACCGCCGGCCCGTAGGTCAGCCGGTCAGGGTGGCGTCGGGTCGCCCACCCGGGGCTGGGCCAACTCCGATAGAAGCTGCTCGAACGGGTCGACATCGACGAGCTCACGGCCGGTGAGTCCGACGGCCCGGCGGACCTCGAGGTACCCATGGGTGGCGCCGCTCACCAGATCCGGGTCGGCGAGCCGTTCGGCGACGTCCACCGCCCGGGCCTGCGCCCTGAGCATCGCCCGTTCACCCACCGACACCCCACCCCCGTCGGCCCGCAGCTCCTGATCGAGGGCTGCCTCGACCCGACCCTTACCGGCCACACCAGGCCTCCCGATTGGCTCGGGAACGGCCGAGCTCGGAAGCGAGAGCCAGCGATCCCCGGCCGTCCGGCTCGATTGTCGCCGATCCTGGCCGGTCAGGGGGGGAAACGGTCAGAC